CATGTAGTTGCATCTGTAGGATCAGTACCGTTATAAACAATAATCTCACCGTTGTTGGTAACAAATACAGCATAGTCATCAGCGCCTTGACCAGCATCTAAAGTCCATGTACCCATTGCTTGTAAGAAACCACCACTACGAGCAATACCACCAAAATCAAGTGGATTAGCAGCGCCAGAAATAGCATTTACGCCCAAATACCAACATTTAAGCGTATTTTTTTGAGTGAAATAAAGTCGATTTTTAAATAAGTTTACGCTGATAAAAGATGAAGAATCTACGCCTGTAATGCCTAAAACGGTATAAGCTCCAACAACTGTAGCGTTATTTGCTGGAGTTGTAGCCATTACATAAGTAAAAGTTGTTACGCCAGTTACGGTAATAACATAACTACCGTTAAAACCACTAGGCGTAGCACCTGAAATAGTGACATAGTTGCCACTTGCAAGGCCATGAGCTACAGCCGTAGTTAAAGTCGCTGTAGTACCGCTTCTAGTAATTGAGCTAATTGTCTGGGCGGTAGAAGTTGTGGCTATTTTGAACCAAACCGTGCCGTTATAAACTAATGTGGGGTCTGATCCATTACAAGCTACTAAAAAATTACCAGCCGCATTAGAAAAGTTAATATGCTGAAATTTAGAATTTGTAAGCCCTGTAATAGCTTCTGTAGCCGTTGAAGTGCTACAGTTGTATATCTTGGTACTAGCAGCAGCAAATAAAGTCTGTGAAGTAGGCCCTGCATAGTTCATTAAACTATTAACATCACCTGATATACCGCTTGAATAAACTGTATAACCGTTTCTTAGGGTTACATCAGTAGGCGTTGGAAACCAGTTAGTTAATACAACGGCATCCGTTGGGGCCATTTGTGCCAAAGAATCTCTAGCGTTCCAACCTCCAATTGGGGCAGGAAAAGAAGATGTTTTAGCAGAGAATTTCTTTGCGACTGCCATTATGATCCATAGCCAGTATCAGGAATATTAGCGTAGCCGATCAAGACTTTGCTTGGATATGGCGCAAATGACAAGGTGGCAGAACCTTTATCATTAGCTTTAGCAATGGATAAATAGCGGAAATAGTCTTGTTGCAACGCAGTAGTATCAAATGATTTAATTTGGAAATACTTAAGCTTGGTATACAAGACCATTATTCGGTCATCAAAAAAGGTCGTATCTGAGTCAGCCGTAAAACTGTTTTTGACTACATTTGTAGCAGATAAAGCCCAGCCTTTAGAACGATACTCAAAACCGAGATATTCGGTTGTGGTCATTGGAGGCCAGATTTGGAATGTGTTACCTAGAATACGCCAACGAACCCTAGGGCCAGTTGAAATATAACCAGATTTTAGCCATTGCCATTGCTGTGCATCTTCAGGGCCTAACATTTCCCAATGCTTAGTTTTATCCCATTGAGTGCGATCTGTAATGGTTTCAAAGTCAGTTGGAAGGTTATAAATAGTCTGGCTAAAGTTAATCGTACCGCCAGAAGTCGTTGTAGAAGCCGTTTGGCTCATTGTGACTTGAGTTGCTGAATCTACTGTAGTTACATAGGTATCTTGATTAACTGCCGTACCTGTAATTGAATATTGAGTCGTTAAACCAGTAGTTGAGGGTATACCCGTAATAACATACGAATTAGCCGTTGTATTGCCTGTTGTAGCGACATATTGGGTGTAAAAACGATACTCCTTCTCGAGTGCTTGCCAATCATATTCCTTGGTTAATTCATACCCAGCACCGTTCATCAAGGCTAAGACTTGTTGAACATCCTGAGAAGTATTACCAACTACATAGCTTGGAACAGATAGATTTAGCTCGCCAGTTACCTGTTGTACGAGTTGAAGCATCGTTGATGACATTTAGATTTCCTTTGCGACTCTTGGCTTACGGGGTTTTTTATCCGCAACTGCCGCAAGTATATTAGCCATTTGCTCTTGCATTTCGGCTAGTTTCGCATCAGTTTCAGCCTTGATTTTAGCATTTTCTTCCTTTAATTGGGCAAGTTCAGCATTTCTTTGGTCAATTTCTGCTGAATCGGCTGCTAAATTAAGGAAAGCTTTGGCTTTATCCCTGAAATTATGGGGACTCATACCTGCAATCATGCCAATCCGTTGTAACTGTTGATCTGACGAATTTGCAATAGATTCTACGGTATGAAACTTGAGTCCTTTAAGTTCTTCGGATTGTGAAAGGCTGACTAAAGGCCATTCACTTATTGGCGTACCTACAAAGTTTTGATCTGTACCGACCTTATTCATGTAGTTAGCCCATGCTTGGGGAAATCGTGCTTTATGCCCTTCGTTTACATAAGTGTCAATTTCTGTAAGATTATCTCCAGGTACTAAAATCCTAATAAAATCGAACTCTTTAAAGATTGGTCTACCTTGTGCAGCAGATTCATCTTGTATTTCAACTGCCCGTTTGTAAAATTTAACTGCTAAACGGGAATCTGGGTTTGAAACATCGCTTTCTAAAGCCATAGTAATACTCCTAAGTAGTTAGGGTTAAAAAGAAAAAAGGGCTACCCTTTTGAGATAGCCCCTCGTTTACAACATCTTCAATTTTTAGACTGAAGCCTTGCTGAACCAAGCATAATCACCTGAAGCCATAGCCGTAGCTGGACTTAAATAAGTACCAGCAGAAGGTGTAGCTACAAATGTTGATGCGTTAATTGAACAAGTGGTGGTCGATGCAGTAATAGCAGCGCCAGCTTGTGCAAAAACATAACGAAAGCCATCAGAACCAAATACTTCAGCACCAACTGGGCCAGTGGTTGCAATGTTTACGCCAGCCGAATTTGGAGTAACTTGTGCTAAGTTAACCAAATCGATACCAGCCAAAGGGGTAATTGTAAATGCCATGATATATTCCTTTCTTATCTATGGATTAGTTAGTCAAAATGCCTTGGAGGAAACGATTGCTTGTGCAAAGATTTCCAGCCCAGCCATAAAGTTTAACGATTGCATCTTGGTTAATTGACTGACGCTCGCCACCAATAGGAACGAAATTACGCTCTTTGTGTGGGCGGAAGAAGATGTAGTTAGTGTTCAAGAAGAACATTGTGTTAGCTGTAGCTTGTGAGCCATAACCACCACCTAATACTACATCAGCAGATGTACCGCCACCGTAGAACTTCAGGCTTGCAAAACCACTTGCGCCAGCTTCTTCAGAAGTAATACGCTGAATAGCTTGGAGAGCTTGAACATACAACGAGTAGAAGTTATTGTCAGCAACGATCAAGTCAGCTTTGTCAGTACCACGAACTAATTGAATAGCAGTCGAGGTCATCTTAGCTTGAATGTTAGAAGCCGTTAAAGTCGTACCAGTTGTAGCCACATTGCGCCAGAAAGTCCAGTTAGCAGCGTTGATACCACCGTAAGTACCAGTAGTAGGAGTGCTTGAAACAGCAGCAGCCAAACCAGTAATGTTCTTACCGCCATTGCCTGTACCGTCAAGGTATAAGTCACCAGAAATACGGTTTAACAGACGAGCTTCAGAAACTTGCATACGACCATCTAATAGGTCAATAATTGCTTCTTTAGAGCTATTTTGTAACATTTCTAAGCCAGACATCGTTACTGAGTCAGCGTATTGCGTAATGCTGTACTGAGCAGCCGAGATTGGGCTATCAGGAGAAATGTTCAATACTTCATATCCGCTATACGAGTTAGCGTTATTGGTATTTGGATCGTTATACATAATTTCTTGGAGGATTACATTACCACCAGAGAAAGGTTTGATATTGCCTTTTTGTTGCAGGCGCTGAAGAATTGCATTGTTTTGTGTTAAGTTATCAGCCAATTCACCGCTACGGCTTTGGATCGTAGTAGCGATAATATCGGTGATAGACGAATTAGCGAAAGCCATGATAAGTCCTTTATTAAATTAGTTAAACCCGACCCCCAATACTTGAATTAATTTGTTCTTCAAGTAAAGAGCGCCTATCCTTTTTATCTCCTGAGTTCGCCACTCCGTTAGGTGTAACAGATCGTGGACTAACCGCAGCAGCCTTAGCTTTAGCTACTTGTTGTGCCTTGGATGCCTGTTTTTGCGCTTGAGAAAGGAGTCTTTCTTGCTCAACCGACCAAACTTCATCGTTCATACGCACAGCTTTTGCATAAGCCGTTTCAAGGTCTTGGGCTAAACCAGACTCAAGTAGTTGAGCCATATTTTCCCGAACCGCCTCAAAATGTGGAAACTTCTCCACATTACTACTAACCTTTTGAATCTCATTCATAAGTTGAGATTGTTGTTCTTGTTCTCTCCAGCCTTTAACGCTTTGAACTTCATTCTGTAGTGACTGAAGTTGCTGCATCAATTGTTGATTATAAGGATCAACGGGTTGTTGAGTTACACCGTTTAATTGTATTCCATAATCTCTTGCAAGTCTTTGAAATAATACTAATTTTTCATTGTACGGTGCGTTTGTGAGAACCATATGCGCCCGACCTAGGTTATTAATCCATGTAGACGGGTTAATTCCTTGCTTTTGTAATTCAGGTACAAATGGCGAAATAGCATCATTAAGCTCTTTGGCACTATCAGCTTCAGCCTTATAAGCGCTTACGCCTTTCTTGTATTCTGACTCTCTTTGGTTTGAATATTCGGCTAATTTGATAGCTTCATCATTGGTTAATTGCTGTCCCGTTGTGAGCTTATCCCAAATTGGCAGATACTCTTTTTTCCAAGTTGAGGGTCTTGGTAATACTTTAATCGGTTTCTCATCCTCAACCTGGTGTTCAGATTCCGTAGATTCTTGGACATTGTTTTGATTGTCCTCATCGCTAGCTTCCGCTTTAGCGGATTCTTCGGCAATAGTGTCCTCAACCACTTCGATATTCTTTTCTTCTGGGACATTTAATTCTCCTGATTCTGATGCTTCAATTGCCGACTCAAGGGCTTCTCTAATATCTGCCATGTAATTCTCCTAGTTATAACTCAGTTTTTGGTAAGCAATTTCAGCAATCTGTCGCTTTCGTTCTTCTTGGGCTTTTTTGCTGATTTCAAGGGGTTTATTAGCCGTAGGTACATCGTTACCCAGTTCAATCATTCCATGCTGTTTTAAATGACTTCTGTGGTGACTTCTACTGCTAATCCATGATCCATCGATCTGCGATATATACCCTGATATATCTCCCATAACCATATGGGTTAATTGCTTTGGCTGATTTTGCTTTTCTAGCCATGAGTTTTTAGCTTCTTCCAAACCAAGTGTAGGAGTCCATATTTCCATAAAATATTCTTCATCGGACAGTTGTTTTACATGGTTACTTTCGCTCCAACCGCATTTAGGGCAAATCATTACATTCTCCTTATAAGATCAGGTATCTGATCGTAGTCATCTTCGGCAACCGTAACGATTGAGTCGTACCAACGACCATGTTTCCACCGCCAGCAGGTAAATTCCTTCTTAGGCATCAAAACAATACATTTAACCCCTAAAGCGCCTGCCAAATGAGCAGTAGCCGTATCTACTGTGATAACGCCTTTCATAGCTTTGATGTGACTAGCTGTCTTAGCCCAATCTTTTTGCCATCCGTCATTAGGAAGCGGACTCCAAAACCGATCTTCCTCAGGATTTAGCGAATAAGCATCATCTCCAATCAAACTAAGCATCTTTTCTGGCTTCATTGTGCGAACATAATGGAGTAACCCTTTGGATGTAGCCCAATTGACTCCAATCTTGCTAGGAATATTGCTTGGAATGGCATCTAAATAGCCCTCAGAACCAACTATTTTCTTCAAATATATGGGGAACAGGGCTTTAGCATAAGAGGGCGCTAAAGAGATGTAATAAGGCAGGGAAATCATGCCAATCCAGTAGTCGGATTCTGTGGCAACGCCTTCTTCTGGCATATTTGTGACTACATCTACACATTCCATCTGCCCAAGCAGGTAATGAAGCGATCCATGCTGTAGCAATACGACCATTTTAGCCCCTAAAACCTTTAAAAATGGTAAAAA